TTGCCTGTCTTATCGAGGTCAGAAATGAAACTTTTTTGCATTTCAATCTTTTCCTCAATCAATTCTTTCTTGATTGTGAGTTCTCGGATCTCCGTATTCGCTTTACTCATCTTCTCACGGAGAGTTTTTGACATTCCAGAGAAAATTTTGATGTCCAAAACGTCTTCTACGATCTCTCTGCGATGAGTTTGACTCAACTGCATGAAAGGAACGAACGTAGCAGCACCCAAAATAGTAGTCTGAGTGAAAGATTTATAGTTTAGTCGTAAAATATTGTCTTCTAAGTGTGCTTGTTGATCATTTGAACTAGCAAATTGATCTTGTTTCTTACCATCAATATAAATTTCAAACAAAGTTGGCTTCATACCTCTAACAATGGTATAAATCTTACCTTGAATCTCAAATTCTATATTAACTTCGCACTCTTTATCATTCACAGTGTTGACTAACTGTGATTTTTTAATCTTTCTGAATGGTTTGTTGTACAAAACAAAAGTCAGAGCGTCCAATATCGTGGACTTCCCTGCACCATTAGCACCAACTATCAAATTTGTAGGAGACTTTTGGAAACTAACAATTATAAACTGGTTACCAGTAGATAAAAAGTTACGCCACCGTATCGTCTTGAATGTTATCATAATCTTTTGGCGGAATCACAATGTCATCGGGTGTGATAATAACGTATTTGTATTTGTGTTTTTTACAGGTTTCGACAGCTAGCATATCATCTATTTCTACAACTGTCAACACAGTGGATTCATCCGCTTCTAGAAGCCCTGCATATCTAGTAGCATCATCTTCTTGCTGAAAAAGATAGAGAGCCTTCTGACCGTCATCATTAGTAACGGCATATGCCCCTTCTCCTTCGTGACCAGCAAGTGATAAGATGTACATTAATCTGCTTCGCAAGCTTCTAAGTAGACTTCCTTGAGAAGTTTTTTGACTCTCTCTTTTTCCAATTCAAAGTCAGAGTCCTCGATGTACTTATTTAGAAGTGTGAGGGTATCCTCAATCTTTTCGCCATCAAGATCTACTTCCTTGTCATTGATCTCGGTATTTTCCACTACCTTCAAATCTATTATACCAGCTTTCAGAAGTTTTTCAAGGAACTTGTCATATTCTAACTGACTCTTTCTGGATCTAACAAATAATTTTACAATCTTATCTTTGTATAGATGTGCTTTGAATGTTGCAGCAGGGGTAGAATCGAAGTAGATCTTCTCATATATTGTATATGGATTCTGTACAAACTCAATCTCTCCTGTTTCAGTATCTAAGATATTGAATCCTCTCTTGTCTCCACAATCATTCCAATACATTTCATAAGGATTGCCTAAGTAAAATACCTGACCATCGTTACTTCTAGTGTGATAGTGTCCTGAGAATACAGTATCAAACTTTGCAATAATCTCTTTGTCAATACCACCTTGCTGAGTCATGCCTGGATAGAGTTCAAACCCATGCAACTCTAAATGTCCAAAAGCAATCTTAGCATCAGTCTTTTCAATCTCTGCACAAGTCTCTTTATAATTATCTTCACATATCCACGGTAACATCATTGCCTTAAATCCATTGATGTCATATGTGCCTGGCGTAGAGATAGGAATTAAGTTATCGTAGTGTTCCAGTAAGGAATCAATCGAGTTAATCTCATTCGTATTCTTGTAGTAGATGTCATGGTTTCCTACAAGTTGCCAAACTTTCACGCCCAGATTTTTGAACTTATCATACACATTCTCCCTTGCCCAATTAAGAGACCAGTAATCAATATTCTTACGATTGTCAAAAGCATCTCCCATGTGGATGCAATACTCGATCCCCCTTTTCTCTAACTCAGGGAAAAAGATATCATCATAGAATTTTTTAAAGAAATCGTGAAATGTTTTGCTACCTCTTCTACCACCAAAGTGAGTGTCCGTAATGATTGCTATCTTCATTTACCTTTTACATTCTGGATTGATGTGCTACTCCTAGTGACGTTCTTGATCACAATAAATTTATCACCAGCAAATGTCCCTGCCAGATTAACTTCGATCTCATCACCGTCTTGCCAATTCAAATCACCATTCTTTTTCGTATGGTTCATTGCTTCTTGGATCTGATCGATCACTTCATTCGTTAATTTCATACTCAATTTCAATAACTTTGGATGACCTACCAGTAGAGTTTGCTCTGGTTAGTCTTGTCATAGTGCCACCTAATGACCTAGCAATGTAATCTAATTCTTCTAAACATTTCTTTTCCAGATCCTCATAGGGATCATAATACCTATCAACCCTCATTGATTCATCTTCGTTTGTACTGCCTCTTTTATAGAGTTGTAGTCACTAGAATTACCGTAAGTATCATCAACGTGCATAACCTCATCAAACCCCGACTTCTCAATGATCTTTTCACGGATCTCCATTTGCTTCTTCTCTTTCTGGATCCGACGTAGAAAAGCGTAATGTATAATTTGAGTAAAATATGCAAAAGGGTTTGTGGACTTCTCTGGATTGAAGTTATGAATGTATTGGACGCAGTTTTCAATGCCATCAGATATCATGTCCTCTCTGAACATATAGTTCACAAAGTTTGGTTTGTATGATAGGTGGGTTGCAATTTTTACGAAACATTCTCCAAGATAGTTTGTGATTCTAGGTTTTGGATCACCCGCTTCCTCCGCCGCTTTTACGTCTGCTTTGTATTGAACGATCGCATACAGGAATTCTTTGTTGTTTACATAGTGTTCGGATCGTTTTCTAGTACCTTTTGCGGGCATCTATATTACCTCTTGTGTTAGTTTTATTATACCTCAAAACGAGATACTTGACAAGTCATATAAAAAGATGTACAATAACTCTGTCAGAGTTCAAGGGAATGCTATGAAGCTTCGCCTTTCTTATAAAGCTTCTCAAGACTTTCTCTGGCCTTCTCGACTGAAATTACATATCCCATCTTCTTTGTTACCTTTATTTTCTCTCCAGATCCCCCATTGAGATTAGAGAAAATAAATTTTTGATAATATTTTACTACTTCTGAGTCCTCGCGTGCCTCAACAACAGTGATGACTCTATCCATAGGAATGATAATGATATTGTCCGTAGGCATACTTCTTAGCCACGGCATCATTCTTAGACCTTCATGAGAACCATTCATACTTACCGTCTCGATTTCTACAGGATCACTGATAATCAAAACCGTGCGACCATTTTCATCTGACGGCATGACTTCACCGAAGATTTCCTCTCCAGATACTAATTTGATTGAAGCGTAGAAATCTTCTTCCATTTAGTCTTTCCCTATAATAGTGTTGTTTATAACCAAGTAGTCTATATTCATATTTAGAAAGGATTGAATAGCGTCCTCTGGAGTCTCTACTATGGGTTTACCATTATCATTGAATGAAGTATTCAACAATACAGGAACTCCACTGATTTTATAATACTCTTCTAGTAACTCAGATAAGATGCCTTCACTGACTGTCTGAATCCTACATGTATTGTCAACATGTGTTATTGCTGGAATCTTATCTCTCTTGTCTTTCTTTACCGTTTGAGAATACAACATGTATGGACTATCAATATCTTCCTCAAAATAATCCTTGAGATAGTCCTTAAGTATGACACCAGCAAAGGGTCTCCACTCTTCTCTATGTTTTACCTTCTCGTTTAATATATCCTTATTCTCTTTATATTTAGGTGACATCAAAATGGATCTATTCCCAAGTGCCCTAGGACCGAACTCAGATCTACCTTGATACCATGCAATAATTTTTCCGTCCTCTAAGTATTGTGCAACTTTTTTAATATCCAAACTATCTTTATATTCTGATATATCAATTTGCTTTGGTGTAGAGTATGATTTACCTAAGAAGGCAAGATTTTTAGGAATCTGAACTTCATTCCACATTGATGCACCAAACGCCGCTGCTCCAAATGCCAAACCACAATCACTTACAAAAGGAGTGATGTGAAACTTTCTGTTCTTGAGAGTCTTTACTATTTTTGTGTTAGCATTGATGTTAAGAAACACTCCGCCAGTTAAACAAATTGTCCCATCTAAGTAATCTTCATTTAATCTTAACATTAATTCAGTAAGAGATTCCTCAAAATTGTATTGCAATAACTGAGCTTTGTCCGAAGAAGAAATTGGATAAGGTCTTGGATCCCTCATATCAAATAATACTTCTGGAAAGTGTGATCCAAAGTCATATAACTTTTGTATATGTTTACCAGATCCATATGCTGCAAGACCCATGATCTTTCCAGCAAAAGAACAATGATGTTTTGGGTCCATAAAATCTATTTCCTGTCCGATCTTCTTACAGAAAATATGATGTGACCAGTATTGATATAGTAATCCCCACTCACCATTGAAGGGGAAATACTTAAATTTATTTCTTCTCTTATCAAAGAGAACCATTGAGCATTTTTCTAATCCAAGAGAATGTCCATCAGTCCAGTTGTAAGAACCACCGCCATCAATTACAATACACACTCCATCATTGGATGGTTGAGTGAATATAGATGAATAAGCATGTGCTTGATGATGAGAAATATATCCTACCTCTGCATTAGGGAAAATTTTCTGTAGATACTCTTGGGGTTCATTTTTTTGGAGACTCATTACCCAATTTTGTTGACCAAGATCCACAAACATGACTAGGTTTATGTCTTCTTTATTGAGACCTTCTAGCACATAGTCTATGGATTTTTCTGGATATCTTCCATCATACTTTAAACCGCTAAGTCTTTCTTCCTGTATGCTACAGATATGTTCACCGTCTACAAATAAGGTTGCACCAGCATCATGTATATAACTTTCTCTATCAGATCCATCAAAGAGGATAGATCCATATATTCCTAAGACTTTCATTTTAAGTAAACAGTTCTAATTTCATAATTAAAGTTCTCCTCATTGTATATTTTAACACGCTCTACCAAATGATTCAATGTGTAGTTCTTTTTACCCTTGACAGAGATGTCGTCTGCGATATCATATAACATTGCTTTGTTCTTACCCCTTCCCTTTCTAAGGACCCTACCAATACTTTGTAGATTTCTAATTCTAGATTTGCTAGGTGATGCAAAAATGACGTTATGTAAGTTTTTAATGTTAATTCCTGTAGAAAAAGTTCCATAAGACGCAACAATGATCGCATCTGCTTCTCTATCGACGATAGATCTAACCTCTTCCCTCTCTTCACTATCAACTCCACCATGAACATAAAAGACTTTTCTATCGTTATCACTGTTGATTAAATTATATAGTGGTTCACCATGAGCCTCTACTCTACTGAATAGGACTAGGGTGTTACCCTTCAAACTTAAAGCAAGATTTCTGATGAATAAGTTTCTCTTCTCATGTTCTATGATATAATTCATCTCTTCCCTGTAATCATCAAAGGGAATTGCTGGATGTTTTAACAATACAATTCTGATATCCAACTTAGCAAGTTGACCTTTCTTCTGTAGATCTGATGTTTGAGTTACCTTGTAAGAAGGACCAAACAATCCCTCCAACACCCACTTGTGTGTTTGCGATCCACTCAGAGTTCCAGTAAATCCGTATCTATACTTAGTATCTCTCATCTTAGACATGATACCAATGAGTGACTTGGACTTGAACTGGTGTGCTTCGTCTCCTATGATCACATCAAACTTAGCAAAGAAGGTCTTATCCATAGTATAGATAGACTGCCATGTTGATATAGTTACACGTTGTTGTGTACTTTTCTTCCTACCTGCATAGACCTTATGACAATATTTCTCGACATCCCATCCATAATCTATAAAGTCCTTATACATCTGTTCTACAAGAGAGGTAGTAGGGACGACTAATAATATTCTTCTCTTTCTTCCTACATGATATCTCGCAACGGCATATATCATCAGGGATTTGCCTGACCCAGTTGGAGATATAATTAATCTTCTATTATATTTGAGTGCATCATACACACCCTCTATTTGATAATCTCTAGGTTTGAAACTAGAAATTGCAGTCATATAATCTTTCACACCTTCTAATGATATCTCCTCATTCTCTTCAAAAGGAGTACCATATGTTTCATTATTTTTAAACTCTACACTATAGTTTGCTTTTCTTGCCCAAGCAATAACTTTGTCTAACA